ATTTCTCTATTCATAGGTTTCAAATTGAGTCATGCTGAGAAAGTACAACTTCTAAAGTATGAATCTACTGAGAGATATGATCCGCATTTTGATGCGTTTAGGCATGACTCTCCGCAATGGGAACACTATTCCAAAGGTGGGCAACGTATATATACCGCGATGGGATATCTTAACGATGTACCTGAGAATGGTGGTGGCGAGACAGCCTTCCCAGTTTTAGGTTTCAGTGTTCGTCCCCGCGCTAGGCGCTTACTTGTTTTCAGTAATGTGGGAGAAGACAAGTCAAAGCCACATCCCGATTCTCTGCATGGAGGGATGCCTTTAATTGAGGGGACAAAACAATGCTTCACAATCTGGTTTCGTGAGAAACCCATTAATGAACCACAATGAATTTATTGAACGTGCCAAGGATTACCTTCCTACTGCCTCTCTTCAAGAGGCTGGCACTTTTTACAAAAATCTCCTTGAGAAAAATTACGACAAGGAGTTAATAAAAGAATTAGCTAAAGTAGACCGCTGGTTTCTTCTCGTAGTTCTTCTTAACCGTAAGGATGCGGTACATCCGTGGTTATATGACCGATGCAGGGAAGTTGAGAAGACTCCAGACGGGACACTTGATCTGTGGGCGCGAGGTCACTACAAGTCCACGCTAATCACTTATGCGGGATCGATTCAAGAAATCCTGAAAAATCCTAATATCACCATTGGGATATTCAGTCATACCCGACCAATTGCAAAAGGCTTTCTCAAGCAGATTAAGCGTGAGTTTGAAGTTAATGAATTCCTTAGAGATTTATACCCAGATATCTGTTACCAAAATCCTAGACAGGATTCGCCGCAATGGAGTGAAGACTCTGGGATCATTGTTCGCCGCAAAACAAACCCCAAAGAAGCCACAGTTGAGGCTTGGGGTCTTGTGGATGGTCAACCAACTTCCCGGCATTACGATCTCAGAATATACGATGATGTTGTTACCAGAGATTCTGTTAACACCCCAGATCAGATATCAAAAACAACAGAGGCTTTAGACCTTAGTCAGAACCTCGCCGGTGGACAGAGCCGAGAATGGTATATCGGAACACGTTACCACTACGCCGATACCTACCGGGACTTAATAGAGCGTGGCACCCAAACCCGCATCTACCCCGCGACAGACTCAGGCACACCAGATGGAAAGCCTATTTTATTTACAGAGAAAGAATGGGCTAAAAAGAAAACAACGATGGGCCAATATGTGTTGGCCTGTCAAATGCTCCAGAACCCGATAGCAGGTTCCGAGCAAGTATTTGATCCAGAATGGATCAGGCGGTTCGAGATGCGCCCGAAAATTATGAATGTTTACATTCTATGTGATCCGGCCCACTCAAAGAAACAAACCTCCGATAGAACAGCGATAGCTGTTATTGGAGTAGACCCTCAGTTTAATAAATACCTGATCGATGGCTTATGCCATAGGTTAAATCTGAAGGAAAGATGGCAGGCATTATCCAAAATTCGGGCTAAGTGGATTAAACAGCCCGGGACAATGACCGTAAAGGTTGGATACGAAAGATACGGAAAAGATTCCGATATCGAGCATTTCAAAGAAATGATGCGTATCACCAATAACTATTTTCCAATCGAGGAACTGGCTTGGCCAAGAGAAGGGCCGGGTTCTAAACGGGATCGAGTACAACGCTTACAGCCCGACTTTGAGAACTGGCGCTTCTTCTTGGCCCCCTCCTCGGATTTTATGACAAAAAGGCAAAAGAAAGCCTTTGAACAGGGTGATGCGTCATTAATTGCACGCCCTATAAAACAGAAGGATGAAAATGGAAGGATGTATGACGTTACGCAGAGAATGATTGATAACGAATACAACCTATTCCCTGCGGTTCATGTAGATATGTTGGATGCTATGTCCCGTATCTACGATATACAAGCCGCTCCCCCACAATTACTTTTTTCTGACGATTTAGAACCAGAAGCATTACCGGCTTATTAAGGAATAAGAATGGACGAAATTATGGAAGAAGAAGTTAACCCGCATCAACTGGCAGTTATGTTTCTTTCTAACTTCATTAACGCTCCAGACGATGAATTGGGCGAGATGGATATCACTTTCGCGTTAAGCGGATTAATAGCGAAGGTTGTTAGCGAAACAGTTGATATTGTTAATGAACACAAGAGGGTTCTGCATTGAGCGATAAATTCAAAAAAACGAAAGTACGCAAGTACAGTTGGCGTGAATTGGTGGACAAAATTGCTGGGCCAGAAGAACCTGTTCCTGTTTACATATTTCCAGAGAGAAAATTTTTTGAAAACCCACACCGCCCGTATGGGCCAAAGAGATAATAATGTTTGAAAAAATCAAAGCAAAGGTGATGAAGAAGCCTATTATTTTTAGCGCTATCGCTGTGATTGTTGTTATTGCTATCTATGTTCAATTCTTTGGTGATACCGCACCTGCGCTGTAATGAAGGTACTCATTGATGAAAGTCATCGGGGGATGATGGAAGAGGCAACAGTAACCTCTCTGGTTAAAAATGTTGCGGAATCTTTATACAAACAATACCCCGGCCATCTTTGGGCAGTTGGGCCATCCAATGATTACTCAATGCTGGCTATCTGGAATGAAGACCTCTCAACAAGATATGGAATGTGGATCAGTGTTAAAGATATTGATCCTGAGTACAGGAACATACAGAAATGGGCTGGCGAACTATTAGAAAGAGCCAACGTATCTAGAGGTGCGGCAAATCTAGACGAACTGGAATCTTTAGATAGAGATGTCCGTGGGGAAGTGAAATTCGATGATTGATGATGTCCCTTTGAATGACGGGTTTTCTGACGAAAAATCTTCTTGGCTAACCCTAGCTAGGGAAGCCTATGAATCGTCTACAACGTACCTGAATACTAACTACAGGCGGCAGTGGGATCGGAACCTTAAACTGTTTCAGTCTGAGCATCCAAGTGGTTCTAAATATGGAACGCCTCAGTATAGCCATAGGTCTCGCCTGTTTAGGCCTAAAACTAGATCAGCTATACGGACTAATGAAGCCGCAGTAGCGGCGGCGTTTTTTGCAACAGAGGATGTTATGTCTGTTTATCCGCAAAACGATTCTGATCCAGATCAGAGGGCGTCTGCGGTTATATTGAAACACTTGCTTCAATATAGGCTAACAAAAACAATACCTTGGTTCCAAACTGTTATAGCGGCCTATCAGACGGCAATGGTATTCGGGTCTGTAATCTCTCACCAGTTCTGGGATTACAAAGAAGAAAAAGTAAAGAGCGAAAGAGACCTTGTTGACGATTTAGAAAATCCTGTTCTCAATGAAGACGGGAGTCCAGCAATAGATATTGAGGAAAATACAAAAGTTCTCAAAGATCGACCAAGCGTCCGCTTAGTAGCCGCAGAAAATTTCAGGATTGATCCAGCGGCAGACTGGAATGATCCTATTAACTCATCCCCATTCGTTATTGAAGTCATCCCAATGTATGTTCAGGATGTGTTGCAAAAAATGAAAGATGTGGACGCTAAGACTGGAGAGCCTAAGTGGAAAAAACTCTCTATGAGCGAACTACTTATGGGATCGAAGCGGTCGGAATTTGATTCAACAAGACAGGCTCGACAGGGTAATCGTCAAGACCCTATATCAGATCGACAAGAAAATATTAAGGCATACGATACTGTATTCGTGCATAAGAACATCGTAAGGAAAAAGGGTATAGATTATATTTTTTACACTTGCGGCATTTTCCATATGTTGTCTGACGTAAAGCCTCTTACTGAAGTATATCCGCACCTCAGAGAAGGTGAACGTCCTTACGTTATGGGCGGCGCTAGTATTGAGGCCCATAGGATTTATCCAACATCTCTTGTGGAGATGACACAGGATTTACAGACAGCCGCCAACGATATTGCTAATCAAAGAAGCGATAACGTTTCGTTAGTGCTGAATAAGCGTTACCACATAAGACGCAGTTCAAATATAGATATAAATGCGTTAAAGAGAAGCGTCCCCGGTGGCAGTGTAATGATGGATGATCCCATAGGTGACGTACAGGTAATTAATACTCCTGATATCACGGCTTCAGCGTATGAAGAGCAAGATCGTCTAAACGTTGATTTTGATGACATAGCGGGAACTTTCTCCCAAGGCACAGTTCAATCTAACCGCTTAATGAATGAGACTGTTGGCGGAATGGAAATGCTTTCTTCTGCTTCAAACACCATGATCGAATATATGATCAGAACGTTTGCAGAGACATGGATAGAACCCGTACTTTCCCAGCTAGTAAGACTAGAGCAGTTTTACGAGACAGATGAAGTTGTTCTTGCGGTGGCTACGAATAAAGCCGAAAGTGAGAAAGTTGAAGAGCCGGGGTTTTTCCAGAAATTTGCTGGAGACATTGATAATATTCTACGCCATGAGATGACGGTAGGCGTTAATGTTGGTATAGGCGCTACCGATCCAATTAGAAAGATTGAAAAATTGTTGTTGGGTATTCGCACTATGGCCGAAGTGAACCCAGACATCGTCATGTATCTCAACCAGCCTGAGATAACAAAAGAAGTATTTGGCGCGTTGGGATACAAAGATTCCAAGCGGTTCGTTAAAGATGAAGAGCAACCACGCCTTGATCAGATGATGGCCCAGCTAGAGGAAGTCTCTAACGCAGTCCAACAGCTTACGGAACGTGGAGCGGCTAAGGAACTTGAAGTTCAAGGACGTATTCAGTCTGCCCTTATCAAGGGTCAGTCTGATATTCAAGCGGCTAAAGAAAAGGCAATGGGCGATATTACTTCTACCCAGATTGCCTCTGAATCAAGAGAGCGTATGGATACGACGAGACAATCCATCGCTATGATTGATTCCAGAATCAAGGCCGAGAAAAACGACATTGCTAGAGGCGAACTACTTCTTCAGAAAGAAGCGCTCGTCCATAAGATGCTCCTTGAGGAGGGAGCCGATATTGGCGTTTCCCCGGGGAACGATGAAGGGAAGCAGATGTCTGATGTCTTAATGAACGACAAGTACGGGAATATTCCCGGTGCTGAGGGTTAATGGAAGAAACTGAATTGTTAGTAGCGGAGACGAGACTTGGTCTCCAAACAAGGGAATTCTTGAGTTCCCCATTAGGTAGATACATCTCAGGGAGGGCAGATAAAGCCAGAGAAGAAGCCTTTGAGGCTTGGACTTCTGTCAATCCAGAGGATGTTGAAACCATACGGGAACTTCAATTCCGTGCAAGGTTACCTTCTTTAGTTATGACATGGCTAGATGAGGCAATTAACCAAGCAAACCATGCAGAGGCATCTCTGTCAGAAATACAGGAGCAGTAATGGACGCTATCCAAAAGGACGTGGATCAGGAAGTAAAAGTAGGGGAGGCAGAGTCTCCAACTATATCCGAGCACCAATCAGAACTAGAAAGGATTGCAGAAATGGTGCAAGAAGGGGTTATTCGAGATGACGAAGAAGGTCAGCAAGAATATACCCCCACAGAAGTACAGGATTTTAGCAACCCGCTTACAAAGAAAAGTGACGAGTGGTATGTCACCACCAAAGTAGACGGGGAAGAGAAAGATGTGCTGTGGAATGATGTTCTTACCCAGTATCAGAAAAACTCTTCTGCTGACAAAAGACTTCAAGAGGCCTCAGACCGCCAACGAGAGTTGGTAGAGTATGAGACCAAATTAAACGCTTACAGGTCTCATCTGGAGACCCAAGCGCGCCAGCCATCTTCGGACGCTGGTGAAGAAGAAACATCGCCATCTTCGGACGCGACTGACGCTCTATACGAGCAATACCACGATGCCCTCTTTCAAGGCGATGAAACTAAAGCCAGCGGTTTGCTTAAAAAGATTCGTGTCGCAGATAGACCATCCACCCCTGAGATAGATGTTAATAGCATCGTCGAAAGGACGAAGGCCGAAATGCGGGAAGAGGAGAAACAGGCCAGAGAACGCGGGTACGAGACCCGTCGCAAAGATGCCGTGCAGATGTTCCATAATGAATATCCCGACATCTCAGGCGACCCCTCATTACTTGCTGTTGCTGACCGACGTTCTGCTGAACTTTATTCTGAGAATCCTACTCGTGATCCGTGGGACATTATGCAAGAGTGCGCTGAATATTCACGCGCTTGGATTAATTCCTATGTTGAGAAAAGGAGCGGAGGACCAGTGGAAGAACTGCGTACACAGCGCAAGCAGAACTTGGATGAAGTTGTGCCTAGAAACGTCAAAGCCCATATAGGGGATGACGAGAAAGAGCCAACCTATTCCGACATCATAGCGGAGATGAAACAAGACAGGGGACAACCTGTCTAGTAATTTGTTACTTCATCTCTAAATTTCACTACTGTCTAAGGAGATATTGCAATGGCAGGTCAGGTATGGGGAACGTCTAGCCTTGGTGGCTATATGTATTCTCTAAATTTGTCCAAGGAATTGCGTTTGGCCCTACGACCAATTGTGAAATTTCGTCAGTTCGCGGACGTTAAAGATGCGGCACACCAAGGCCTGAACAAGGGCGATACGTTTCATTGGAACGTATATTCCACTGTTTCTGGTGCAGGTGCGGCGCTTACTGAAAACACTGCGATTCCTGAGAAAAATTTCACGATAACTCAAGGGACGATGACAATTACCGAATATGGTAATTCAATTCCTTTCACCTCCAAGCTGGATGATCTTTCAGAACATCCTGTCAAGGAGATAATTCACAAAGTCTTGAAAGTTGATACCGCTGAAGTATTGGACGGTTTGGTCGCAGACCAGATCGATACAACGCCTCTGCGTGTAGTTCCGGCTGGCCCGACAGCAGACGCCACTACAACCGATGCGGTTGTGTTGACGACTAATGGTACGGCTACGTCTACGAACGGTGTTGCGCTTGGTAAAGATCACATCAAAGCAATAGTTGATGTTATGAAAGAGCGCAATATACCAGCTTTTGAGAGAGACGATTATTTCTGTCTCGCATGGCCCACAACTTTTCGCACACTCAAGAACAACTTGGAGTCGATCAATCAGTACGTCGAGTCTGGGTTCCAGTTGATCCGTAATGGTGAAACTGGTCGTTACGAGGGTGTCCGCTTCGTAGAGCAGACGTATCGCGCTAAGGGCGGTGGAGCGACTGGTATGGGTACTGCGGCAGCGGCATGGACTAAAGGTAAGTCCGATTGGGCTATATTTTTTGGTTCAGATACTGTTGCAGAAGCAGTCGCAATCCCTGAAGAGATTCGGGGAAAAATCCCGTCCGATTACGGTCGTGCGCGGGGTATCGCATGGTACTACCTTGGTGGTGCCGGTTTAGTTCACCCAGTCGCCGCACAGGCCCGCGTGGTCATGTGGGACAGCGCAGCTTAGAGGAGATTAAGTTATGGCACAGTCAACTCAAGGTGTAGGTGTCAAGTCTGGTCTTTCTGATCAACAGAAGATCACGGCTTCGATGAAGGAACTTGGTCTTGCTTCCAAAGGTGTTGCTCAAAAGCCAGAAGGTGTTGGCACGGCATCTAAAGCCCCTATGGGGACTACTTTGGATTACAGTCCCAAGGGATAAACCACAAACAAGGAACGGGGGGCTTCGGCCCCCTTTTTCTTTGGACAAAGAATATGGCAAATAGAAATTTAGTACAAACGCCTCTTCCCAAAATGAAAGAGGTTGACACTTGGAAAAACGTTCCAGACATTGATAAGTCTGACATTGCGTTTCGCTCTGGGGACATAGGAACTTCATCTGATGTATATGAGTATGACCCCAAGCCATTGGCGGCATATCATGTCGAAGGTAATGAGTGGGAGACGGGTGTTGTTGCCCCGAGAGACATTCATTTGCCAGAGTATATGGAGTGGAGTTGGCCCATTAACCCGTATCCGCTTCGTTTCGGGAGATAAGAGGGTCAGAATATGGCTGATTTCGATCCATCTGCTCCGAATACAGGGGTTTCTACTGCTGAAGCCCCAGTTGGTAA